GGTGTGGCGGAGGTCGCCGTGGATCGACAGCGCACGCCAGATCTTGTGGCGCCCATTCTTCATGGTGCCCTCGCGAGCCCAGCCAATGAGGCGGTCGAAGTAGAAGATCTCATAGCATCCGTCGGACTTGCGGCGGGAGGTGTGGACTGGGTGGGACATATCAATCTCCATTGGAAGGGACTGGGGAGAGCTTCCGCCCTCCCCAAGGGATATTAATCGCGGGCCATGTGGGGGATGTCGAGGGACATCAGGTGGGCCTCGTCGAGGGTTTGAGTGGTCCAGACGCGCTCCATGCGGATCACGTCGTAGTTTTCGCCAGTCTCGCCTTTGGTGGCGTCGGCGAAACTGCGGGCCTCGTACTGGGTCTCGAAGGACTTCAGGGTCTTCACGATGCTGCGGTCTTTGGGGACGACGTAGTACATATCAATTCTCCTTCAGGGGGTGGTGGGGGCCGAGGCCCCCGTTGATGATCAGGCGGCCTTGCGGACCTTCTTGGCCTTGATGCGCACGACCGGGAAGGCGGCGCCCTCGACCTTGCAGGCGTCGATCTGTTCCTGCGTCAGGAACTGGAGCAGGAGCTTTTCGTTGATCGAGGAACGGGCCTGCACGGCAACGTCGAGGTCGGCAGTCTCACCTTCGAGGAAACCATAGCCGCCCACGATGGCGACGACGTCGGCCTTGGCGGCCTTGAGGACGGTCTCGGCGGCGTCGGACTGCGCCTTGGCGGCGAGGTAGACTTCGACGGCGGCGACGGTGTTGGAAGCGGTCATATCAATCTCCATCAGGTTGCGGTCTCTATCTCGACCGTGGTTTGATCTTACTGCGAAACATTTTCGCCTGTCAACAGGGTGCGAAGGATTTTCGCACCCTGTGTATAACTTTTCTAGATCTTCACATACTCGCTGGGGTCGAGGGCGAACGGGGCGTCCATCGAGCCGACCAACTTGCCCTGCACGAGCACGGCCTCGATGTACTCTTCGCCGTCCGGGGTTTCCATCGCCACGATCTCCATAAGGTCGCGGGCCGCAGTCTCGGAGTAGGGGTCGGCGCCGAGGACGTGGTCCACGATGGCCTCGCACATGTGGTCGTACAGATCGACGCCGGTGGCGGTGAAGGCGAGGGATGGGAGGGTGTCGCCGAGGGCGTAAAAACGGAAGTCCATGTCAATCTCCATCAGGGTTGGGGGTGGAAGGGGGCGGAGCCCCCAATCAATCGGAAGCCCAGTCGGTGTAACGCTCTTCAGCGTCAGCCTCTTCAGCCTCAATGGTGTTGGTGAGGTAGTAGGTCAGCTCCTGAGCCGAGGCACGCACATCAAGGTCGCTATCGTTCAGGAGGGGCTTGGCCTCTTCGATCTTGGCGAGAGCGTTGGTGATGCGGAGCATGTAGCCATGCTTGCCGAGGTTGAGCATCTTGGTGGCGTAGGGGAAGCGGTTGGTCATCTTTAATCTCCATCAGTTCAGGTCATCAGCAACCATGCACAACTCTTAGCACGAATAAATTTCGCCTGTAAAGGGGGTGCGAAGCATTTTCGCACCCTGTGGATAACTTTTTTAGATGATGTCTTCATCCACCATGTCGAGCGGGTTCTGCCTTCCGAAAAACCGGCGCATCATGGGTCGGCCCGGATTGTCTTTTTTGAGGCATCCGCACGATTTCACTTCGCCTGAGCGCAGGTCTCTGCCCGTGGCGTTTGTGGACTCCCCGCAGTCGCACAGGCACAGCCACGTTGGCTTTCCGCGTTTGCGTTCGCTTGATAGCCGCAGCACCCTGAGCCTGCCGTGGCGGTTCCCGGTTTCGTCGATAATTTTGGCGTTAATCATTGGGGGTCTCCTTCAAAGGATCTCTTTTTGGTGGAAGGCGAGCGCGAGATACAGGGCGGCGCCGCGATTGACGGCCTTGCCCACCTTCAGGGGGCCGTCAAACATCAGGCCCAGCAGGCGCCCGCGCTCATAGTCCCACTGGCTGTTGATGTCGTACTGGTAGGCGTCGTACCGCAGGGGCTTGCCCGTCTGGCCCTCTTTGAAGCCCGTCACGAAGGCGGCGCTGCGCATGATGCCGAGGATGCCAGCATTCTTGGTCTTAACTTGCTTGATCATATCAATCTCCATTCGGTTGGGTCGGCAAAGGTCGGCAATTGAATTGCCGACCCTCGTTGATCAGAAGTGCGGGTTCTGGCGCTCGATGTGACCCTTCACCAAGGACCATGTCTTGTGCATCTTCCACTGGTTGGCGGCACCCTGACGGTGGAAGGTCTGGCCTTCCGAGGTGGTGATCATCTTGAGGTTCTTGCTGATCTTGGTGATCACGCCGCAGGGATAATAGTCGCCGTTGAAGGCGTAGGAGACGGGGTCGTTGATGGCGGGGAGGGCGTTGGTCATGTCAATCTCCATGTGGTTAGAAGCAACCATGTCCTTCTTGTAAGCGAAGAAATTTCGCCTGTAAAGCCCTCCAAGCGCCTGTGGATAACTTTTTTCAAAAATAATTTCGGTGGGCCGCAATCTCCCGCAAATCCGGTCCAATTGACGCTGTGCGGAAATTCGATCACACTGCCCCGGTCGCACAATAGCGAGGGGAACCAGTCATGATTAGCAATAACCAGATCGCCAGCATCGTCCAGCGCATTGAGAAAATGGAAGACGAGAAAACAGCCATTTCGCTCGACATATCAGAGATCTACAAGGAGGCTAAGGGCAACGGGTACGACGTCAAGATCCTCAAGAAGGTCGTCGCCGAGCGCAAGAAGCCCCAGCACCAGCGTGAGCAGAACCAGACCATCTTCGACTTGTACATGAACGCCGTCGAGGGCTTCGAGAAGACGCCCTTGGGCAAGTTCGCCGACACTGTGGAGATCAAGTCGTAATGGTCAAGAAAGCCCGGCTAATAGAAGCGCCCAAGCGCCGCGTCGGGCGCCCCTCGACCTATTCGCAGGACGTCGCCGACGAAATCTGTCGGCGCATGATTGAGGGCGAGAACCTGACCAAGATCTGCTCGGACGCGCACATGCCGAGCAGGTTCACGGTGTATTCGTGGTTCGAACATCGGCCCGATTTCCGCACTCGGTGCGCGCACGCGCGCGAGGGTCTGGCCGACTTCCTGCTCGACAAGATCGAGGCGATGGCGGACGAGGCGACGAAGGACAACGTCGAGGTCATGAAGCTCAAGATCTCGACGGCCCAGTGGCGGGCGCAGAAGATGGCGCCGAGGGTCTACGGCAACAACGCTGCCGTCGAAGTCACCGGCCACGTGAGCGTGAAGCCCCAGACAATCGACGTGCGGCGCCTTGACGCAGACAGCCGGGAGGCCTTCAAGCAGGCCCTCCTGAGCGCCTCGCGCGTCATCGAGCACGATCCAGATGAAAGATACGACGATGATGATGATGCAACTTAACCCGCCACTGCCCGTCACGACGCCCAAGGGGCGCGGTCTGGCGCACATGGTGATCGACTACGGCCCCGAGGCGGACATCGTCTGGGTGGTCTTTCAGGACACGGGGGAGATCTGGTCATGGTTAAACCAAGACACCCGCGCGCAGCCCAACTTAACCTTCAAAAGGCCCTCGGCATGAGCCAGATCCCGATGATCGTGCGGGTGGGCTTCCACCACACCTTCGGGTGGCTCCGGCGCCCGGAGCTGGATAACCGCGACGGCTACGCCTACGAGGCGCCAGACGGCGACCTGATCTTCAGCGCCATGAAGTGGCACGAAAAGGAGATGCTGCTCTATGAGCTGGTGGACATCGACACCGGCGAGCATTACCTCGTTGACACCGTGGGGACGCCCTACTGATGGCCCGCTTCATCGAGTTCAATGGCCAGCGCATCGACGTGGACGCCCAGCTCTTCGAGATCTCGAAGGCTGACTGCGAGGAGAACCTCGTCGATTTCATCAAGCAGAGCTGGCACACCATTGAACCCGGTGAACCCTACGTTCACGGCTGGCACGTTGACTTCATCGCCGCCCACCTTGAGGCGATCACGGACGGCGTCGAGATCAGCGAGGGCACGCCGTACAACCGCCTGCTCGTCAACGTGCCGCCCGGCACGATGAAGAGCCTCATGACCAACGTCTTCTGGCCTGCGTGGGAGTGGGGGCCGCGCAACATGCCCCACCTGCGCTACGTCTGCGCCGCCCACAAGATCGAGAACCTCAGCGCCCGCGACAGCCGCCGCATGCGCCAGCTCATCACGTCCGACTGGTATCAGAAGCGGTGGGGCGACCGGGTCAAGCTGGCCGCCGACCAGAACGAGAAGCTGAACTTCGTAAACAGCGCCTCGGGCTTCCGCATCGCCACGGCCATCACGAGCTTGACTGGTATTCGCGGCGACAGGGTCATCATCGACGACCCCCACAGCGTGGACAGCGCGGGCTCTGAGACCATGCGCGAGCACGAGGTGCAGACCTTCCTCGAAGCGATCCCGTCCCGCCTCACGAGCCCCGTGCGCTCGGCCATCGTGGTCATCATGCAGCGCCTGCACCAGAACGACATCGCGGGCGTGATCCTCGACAAGCAGCTCGGCTACGACCACGTCATGCTGCCCATGCGCTACGACCCCGTCCGGGCGGCGCCCACGATGCTGGGGATCGAAGATCCGCGTCAGGTCGATGGCGAGCTGTTGTTCCCCGCCCGGTTCCCCATCGAGGTCGTCGAGCGCGACGAGAAGGTCATGGGGCCGTATGCGGTCGCTGGCCAGTTTCAGCAGGAGCCGACGCCCCGAGGCAAGGGCGTCATCCGGCCCGACTGGTGGGAGACGTGGGGCGAGCAGGGCTACCCGCCCTTTGACTACATCGTGGCCAGCATCGACACGGCCTATACCGTCAAGCAGGAGAACGACTTCAGCGCCTGCACGGTCTGGGGCGTGTTCTCCAGCGACATGTCCAACATCCGCACCGAGAACTTCATCAGCCCGGATCGTGGGCGCCGCAAGAACACCGCCGACGAGGCCGCCCGCTTTGACGAGGGCATTCGCATCCGCGACATGCTGGACTACAACCCCGAGAGCGTGCCCCGCGTCATGCTGATCGACGCATGGCAGGAGCGGCTGGAGCTGTCCGACCTCGTCGCCAAGGTCGCCCAGACCTGCAAGGACCGGAAGGTGGACAAGCTGCTGGTCGAGGGCAAGGCCTCCGGCCTGAGCGTGGCGCAGGAGATCCGGCGCCTGTACGGCAACGAGGAGTGGGCGGTCGAGATCATCAACCCCAAGAGCCTCGACAAGCTGGCCCGCGTCTACTCCATCCAGCACCTGTTCTCCGAGGGTATGATCTTCGCGCCAGACCGGCGGTGGGCCGACATGGTCATCCGCCAGTGCGAGGTGTTTCCCAAGGGCAAGCACGACGACCTCGTGGACACCGTCAGTCAAGCCCTGCGCCACCTGCGCGAGACGGGCTTGCTTGTCCGGGCACCTGAGCGTATTGCCGAGATCGACGCCGGGCGTAAGCATGTCAGCAAGGTCCACGCGCCACTTTATCCGATCTGAGGGGGATCATATGGTTGAACCGTTGAAAATCATGGGCTTCGCCGAGTTAAAGGGTGAGAGCCTTTACTATGACGCTTATGACCGCGCCGAGCTGGCGCCGACGTGGCGCGACCGGCTGGCGAAGTGGTTCTGGCCCGAGGGCCTGCGCGCCCTGTTTGACTTGCAGGCCGAGAACCGGCGCCTGCGGGTCAAGCTGCTTGAGGCCGTCAGGGCCTGCGAGGACGCTGGGCGCATCGGCCTTCAGCTCTACGATGAGAATGAGAAGCTTAACCAGCTTGTGCGGCTCACCAATGCGACCCCGGAACAGGTGGCGCTGATGTCGAAGTCTGTGCTTAACCAAAGCAAAGAGATCGGCATCTTGCAGGACAAACTCAAGCGCGCCTATGAAGACCACCAGCGCCTGCATGATCAGGTGAATGAGTGGATCGCCCAGTTTGGAGAGCAGAAGTGATCCCGTGCAGCGCCACCGTCGATGTCATCCGCCCCGCCACGCCGGTGGGGATGGGCGCCTTCAGGGTCGAGGTCTGGGGCCGCGAGCCCAACGATTATGTCCGCGTCTATACGATCAACG